AATACGAGTATTGGAAACCTGAGACGGTTATAATCGAGGCAAAAGCCAGTGGTCTACCCTTAACTTACGAGCTGAGAAAGATGGACATACCGGTGGTAAACTTTAATCCATCAAAGGGAAACGACAAGCATGCCCGTGTAAATGCTGTTGCACCTTTATTTGAATCTGGTATGATATATGCACCTGAGCAGAAATTCGCAGACGACGTTATCGAGGAGTGCGCTGCGTTTCCTTATGGTGATCATGACGATCTTGTGGACTCAACCACACAGGCGATCATGCGATTCAGACAAGGTGGATTGATAGATCACCCTGAAGACTACATCGACGAGAAGGTCGAGCAACGCAAAAGGAATTATTATTAATGGCAAACAAATATCATAGACAGGGTTTCAAAGTTGGTAAGGTCGTAGATCTTTTATCAAATGTTTACAAATTAGACAAGACCGGCAAGAAAGATAAGATTATAGAGTCTATGAACAAGAGACTTAAAAAAGAAAAGAAAACAATAGAACAGGAGCCTCAAGAACTCGATACTTATACAGATCTGATGGTTTCTGATTTTGAGAAAAAGACAGGACCTTTTTTTGATAAGATTAGAGCCAGAGAAAAAGCCAAACGAGAGGCGGCCGAACTTAAAAAATTAAAAGGTAAAAAATAATGGCAATTACAGGACTAAAAGCATTAGGACAATATATACTGAGAGAGGTTTTAAAAGATTCACCCAAAGGTGTGATGACAACCCTACCTAATAAAGATCTTATAGAGATAAATGTTCAAGTCCTAGCACAACGTTTAATGCAAGGAGGCATTGACCCAACTAAATTAAAAAATGCCAACCAGGTTGAGAATGCTATCAAGATGATAGAGAATAGAGCAAATGTTCAAACAGGATTTACAACCAAAAAATCTGCGGACGTGTTTGATCTTGAAGGCAAGAAAATAGATCCTAAAAAAGGTATCATGGGTGGAAAACAGATACCAGATGATGACCTGCCACCACCAGGTAGCAGAGGTGGTAAGGATGATATTGCAGCTCCAGTGCAATCAGGAGATGAATCGTTAAGAGATATGATGGAAGCAGAGATTAAGAAAAAAATAGAAAAAGAAAACAAAGAAGCCATCGAAGGTTTAAAACAAAAAATGGCAAAAGAAAAAGCTAGAACACAAAGAATATCAGGAAATTTAAGAGCAGAAAATATGCAACGAACAAAAATAGGTGAACCTAAAGAAGGTGTTGATTATGATTACTACAGAGAACTTTTAGATGATGATGAAGTAAATGTGGTGATGGGTGATGAAACAGAAGAATTATTAGAAGCTATGGTTAAAGAAGCTAAAGATGAAGTGGCTTACATGAAAAGATTATATGACAAAGGTGCTTTAGATCCACCAGAAGACATGGCACAAGGTGGACGTGCAGGATATTTTTTAGGTGGTTTAGGTAGAATAATAAAAGCGGCTAGTGAAACCAGTCCACTGCAAGCTTACAAAAGATATTTACAAAGCGTCAAAGACAGAGCACAAAAAGGTGATATGAAATCACTAGCACCAGAACTTGGTGCGGTTACAGCCGGCGGTGTATTTATTAACAGACGTATGCAAGATGTTTTGAAAAACATGAAAGAAAAAGATATGGAGAATAATTTAGAGAATTTTAAAAAAGAATTAAATGCAGACCCTTTCTATCAAAAGTATCCTGATATTAAAGACAAGGTATTAGAAAACTACACTGAAAAAATGTTTGGTGAAAAAAGAGCAACAGGTGGACGTGCAGGGTTTTTTATGGGTAATCCAAATCCAAAAGGTCTCGGACTATTAAGAGCAATATTAAATTACATGGCTAAAACAGGAAAAGAAAAAGGTAGATTTCAAGAACTCGGTTTAGATCTCTCAGGACTAGACATGTTGAGATTGTCAAATCCAAAAAGTTTCAACAAATTATTAGATGACGTGCGAGGTAAAGTTAATATCAAAGAAGGCATCATGGGAACGGACACGGTTAGAGCCCAACAACAAGCATTAAGAGAAAAGAGAAAAGGTCTTACTGAAAAAAGTTTAGATGTTGCAAAAGCCATGAAGAAGGATCAGGACAGAATAGCTAAAAAGATAGCTGAAGAAGCTGAAACAACAATAATTCCTGAAGTCAAAGAACGACTTATGAGAGACATGGGTATGTCAGAGAAAGTAGCAGAAAAAGCAGCTAGAGACATGGCCGAGGCAGCTTCAAATATAAAACTTCTAAATGATCCACCAAAAATAACAGAAGAAGGAATTTTACAATTAGAAAACGTATTAAAAAATATGGAGACTGGTGGTAAGGAAGCAAGAGATTTAAACGCTGATGGTGGTCGTATTGGTTACAAGATAGGTTCGATAGACAAGGCACGTAGAGCATTTTTAAAAGCAGCGGCAGGAATTGGTGGAGGTATAGCTGCGTTAAAAACAGGACTATTAAGTATTGGTAAAGGTGCTGCTGGTAAGAAAGCAGTCGAACAGGTTGTGACCACACCACCAGTTCCAGGTAAACCAGAATGGTTTGATGCATTAGTTAATAAAGTTATTTTAGAGGGAGATGATGTAACAAAACAATTCGCAACTAAAGAACGTGAGATTGTTCACACTAAAAAATTAGAAGAAGGTAAATTTGCAGATGAGGTAACTGTTTATAGAGATTTAGATGATGGAACTGTTAGAGTAGAATACAGTTCTGTTGATAATATGTCAGAGGCACCAGTAAATTTAACTTTTAAACCAGGCATGGCTGATGAGACAACCAAAGGTAAACCTGCTGATACATTTCAAGCAGATGAGATAGTTCCAGAATCAAGAATGGTAGGTCCTGATGATTTTGAGATAGAGGATGCGGTTGATGAATTTGATAATGTTACCGATCTAAACTCTGATGTTTCTAAATTAAAACAGTTTGCCGGTGAAAAATTAACAACAAAAGAAATTGTAGAAGGTATTAACAAAAGAAAAAGATCAAGAGCGATTGTAGAGGATAGTAGTGAGGCTGCAGATTTTATGACATCGAGACAGGGTGATTATGATCCAAGTCCCGATGACTTTGCATCAGGTGGTATCGCTAGAATGTTAGGAGAGTAATGAATCCAAAAGATTACAAACAGATGATGACATATCTCACACGACCAGCCATGGCCCGTGGTGGACGGATTGGGTTTAAAGACGGTATGAAAGAAATGGAAGATAAACTTAGAGCAAATTATAACAAAAAAGTTTTAAAAGAACTTGATGCTGGTAAAAAATCAACAGAGATAGAATCTTTTCAAGATTATATAAAAACTCAAAAAGAAGTAGATATGAATCCTGGTAAAAAAAAATTAAAAAAAGCTATAGATAGAGCAAATAAAATTCGTTTAGATAAACAAAAAGGGGCCGTAACATTAGGTGCTTTAGATGTGCCTTCAATGTTTAAAAGATTAAGTCCAGGTGTTAGAAAGTTAGTTGGCGGTACTGGTGGTTTTGTATTACCAGAAGTTTTATTTTATCAGCTTGATAAAAGAAACAGAATGTCAAAAGGTCAATCTGAAAAAGAGGCTGCAGCTGGTGCATTAGAGAGTGGAACACTAGGGGCTTATGAAAACAAAGCTTACATGAAAGAATTAAAAAAGGTGGCAAAGTCTATAGGAATAGATTCAAGTTCTTTTGACTCTGCTTATCAACTTAATCTTTTATCAAAAAGTTATAATAAGAATAACGCTAAATATGAAAAAAATTATATGCAACTACTTGAAATGGGAGATGAAAAAAGAGCAGACGATCTTAAAAAAAATTTTGATAGATATACAAAAGAAGCACAAAATAAATATGCTTTGTTAGCTAATAATATTTCGGACAATGTAATGAACACTGTTGGTGCATCACCTCTTATAATGAAAGAGGGAAGAGAAAAAATTACACAAGAGCAATTTGAAAAACCTTTTTTAGATATGCAAGACACCGCTTTAGAAAAATTAAAAAGAGAAAAAATTAAAGCCTCTCCTATTCAAAAAAGACAAGTAGATACCACTGCTGGAAATATAGGAGAGGGTTTTTATCAAGCATTTGATTCTTTAACACAAGGTGCAAAAAATTTATTACAAGGTAGAGTAGTGCCATTTGCATCTAAGATTGGATTTCCTCAATATGAGCCACAAGCATCTCAAAGAAAAATATTAAGTGACACTCTGCAAAATTTAAGTGATAGAGATTTAGAAAGATTTAATTTAGGTAGAGGGTATGTTCAAAGCTCTCCTGTAAGTCAACTAGACCTTCAAAATTTAACTTTTGAACAACCAGGTTTGTTTGCAGGCGGTGGTATTGCTAAATTAGCTGGTGTATCATCAGGCCCGCCACCAGAATCAGGACCAAACTCACAAGGGTTGCCAGGTCTATTAAAACGTGTTAAGAAACTGTAGGAGTATTAAATGGCAGAAATAGATAAAGGACTCCCGAACACTAGAAAACAGGAAGAGATTCCCTCTCAAGAAGAGATTCAAGAAGTAGCTGTTCAGGAGCAAGCAGAACAAGATCCAAAAGGACCTATCGAGGTCATACCAGAAGAAGATGGTGGCGTAACATTAGACTACGAGCCAGGTGCGATCAACATACCTGGAACAGAAAATCATTTTGATAATCTAGCAGAACTTTTACCGGATGATGTTTTAGAACCAATAGGAAACGAGATGACTCAAAACTATATGGATTATAAAACCTCAAGAAAAGAATGGGAACAATCTTACATCACAGGATTAGATCTACTTGGTTTTAAATACGAGAATAGAACAGAACCTTTTCAAGGAGCTTCAGGTGCAACACACCCAGTGTTGGCTGAGGCAGTCACACAGTTTCAGGCACAAGCTTACAAAGAATTATTACCAGCTGATGGGCCAGTAAGAACACAGGTCATAGGTGTTAAGAGTCCTGCAACAGAACAGCAGGCAACGCGTGTTAAAGATTTTATGAATTATCTAATTATGGATCAGATGAAAGAATATGAATCAGAGTTTGATTCTATGTTATTTCATTTACCATTAGCAGGATCAACTTTTAAAAAAGTTTACTACGATGTACCGATGGGAAGAGCGGTATCAAAGTTTGTACCTGCAGATGAATTAATTGTCCCGTATACGGCTACCTCATTAGACGATGCGGAGGCAGTTATTCATAAAGTAAAAATTTCTGAAAATGAGTTAAGAAAACAACAAGTCAATGGTTTCTACAGAGATGTAGAGTTAGGCCCACCAGGCACAGATACAAATAACGAGCTTGATAAAAAAGAACGTGAGCTAGACGGCACAAAAAAAACAGGTAAGAACGAACCAGTTTATACTTTGTTAGAATGTCATGTAAATCTAGACTTAGAAGGTTTTGAAGAAGTTGGACCTGAAGGTGAACCAACTGGAATAAAATTGCCCTACATAGTAACTGTAGAAGAAGGCAATAGGAAAGTTCTTTCTATTAGAAGGAACTATGCGCCCAATGATCTAAAGAAAAATAAGATCCAATATTTTGTCCACTTTAAGTTTCT